ACTAATGAAGTACCGCTTATGGTATAATCATCTACAGCCTTTTGTTTTGCACCATTAAGCCAAACTTCTATTTCATCGTACCTATAAGCTTTGGTCATAGTAACAGTATCTGATCCAGCTGTCACTGAGGGGAATTCATTTATATAAGAATTGTTTACAGCTATGTTTTTATATACGTGTATTTCTACAAGATCATTTGTAACTAGTGGACTATCGAATGCAAGAGTAGTTCCGTTTACTGAAAAGTCTTCTACTTCTTTTAATCTGATACCATTTAGATAGACTGCAATTTCATCTAATCTATAGGCTGCACTCATTTGGACATTTGTGCTGGCATTGGTTACAACAGGATATTCAATAGCATAAGCTTTAGCAAGACCTGACTTTGTATCTACTACCGTAACAAGATCTGCAGCGTCTAATGTTTCACCAAATGTTATTGTTGTGCCGCTCAGCGTGTAGTCGCTGTTGATACGCATAAGTGCACCGTTTAAATATACGTATAAAATTTCATTTGCTGCAAGTGCTGCACTAATTGTTACATCAGCTGAGCCGCCTGTTACAGTTGGATATTCAATATTGTAATCATTTAGAGTTACGCCAAGTCTATCAAGATCTGCCAAAACATCTGCAAGGGTGCTACTCGTACTGTTTATAAATGCAGACGTATCAATTGCCACAGTATCTTCATCTACTGTGATAATTCCGTTACCGTCAATAGATACTCCTGCACCAGTGGTGGCTTCTTTGTATTTTGAACCGTTAAAGAATATAAGGGTATTAGTAGTTTGTCCTGCTACATCTGTATCGTCAAGATCTACAAAGCTGGTAGTTGTACTGATACCTGTTAAGTTAGAACCATCTCCATAGAATGCACCTGCGTAAATATCGTTGCCTGTAGCATTGCCACGTGACGTAACAGAGTCTAGTGTGCTAGTACTTGAAAAAGTAACAATGTTATGCACAGAGTCACTGCTGGTTACAACACTCATGTCATCGCCGTCTGTCAGCCTAAGTGTGGAATTTAATCTAACGTCGATTGTTGAACTAGTATCGTCTGATATAGTAAAGCCATCGTTGTAACCAATAATGTCGCCTGTTACTTCTAGATCGCCTATAACTACCGTGCGGTCAGATGCAGTTGCAGGTTGAAGTTCTAGATTTGCCACAGTGCTGGTTATATTAACATTACCGATATTATAATTGTCCGCTACAGTGAGAAAATCTGTTTCAATTCTACTTGAATGAATAGTACCGTTTACATCTAAAGTGTACGCAGGCGAAGATTGTTTTACGCCTATTCTGTTGTTTGTTACGTCAATATAAAGTAGATCGGTTTCAACTGCAAGGTCAATACCGTTTCTCTCAAGATTAGCTTTAAGTAACGGTCCTGATATACGACCTACAGCCATGCACTCTCTCCACGGGGATCCTGTCCCTCCAACCACCTTGCATTGCGGGTTGACCACAGTTTGTAATAGTATTTATGCACAAGGCGGTATTGATAAATACTGATATAAGAAGGCAGTAGAGGTTATCATGCGAGCACGAGAGTTTACAATTAACATACCCATAAACATAAAAATTAATGGGGACGGTGAGCCTGAAATTGATATGGGCAATAGTGACACTGATCATGATGAACTTGACCAGAATCCTGTGTTTACTCCGCCTTTGCAACAAAATACAGAACTTGCAAAAGCCGCAAACGGAAAACGCAGCGGAGTGATTGATAAATTGCTAGCAGATCAATCAGACCATGGTTACGAAGAAGCTGAACAAGAAGTAGGCGATCCGAGAAGTCAGCAGTGAGGTAACTGCGGTGTCAGACTTTACACAAGATATATTTTCAAGTAGACGTAATGTAGGGGACGGTAACACTCGCATCGGCCAAAAAGGCAGGATATGGTATGATTCTATTACAAACACTATTAGGATATCAGATGGCGTAACACCAGGAGGAACAACTATAGCAAGTTTCTCCGGTGCATCTTCACGTACAAAAGAATATCCAACTGTCACAGATGGCCAAGCTACAGTAGAACTTGGGGGGGCTGCTTATGATATTGATTCAATAGATGTATATCTTAATGGAGTGCTTCTAAGAGAAAATAGTGATTTTTCTTTATCAGGTACTACTCTCACATTCGCAAGTGACCTTGAGACAGGCGATTTAGTAACTGTTGTATCTCATGGTTAGAACATCAAAGTAATATTGCTGCAAAAAAATCTTTCTAATTGTCGACCAATAAGATGTCAAACGTACAAGTATATCTACCGTTGTTAGACAGCGTGTGCATTCGAGCATCAATGTCTGTCTTTTCAGGGAATGATTGCGGAATAGGATATTCTAACTGATAAGGACTACCGCTTCCAACTACTTCAGCAATGTGTTTTACTTGAAAACTGCCTGCGCCACTTGCACGAGCATACAGTTTAAAGCTGCCTGAAGCAGATGCTTGCGCTGTGACATCAAGACGCATTAAGTAACCTGTTTTGCCTGCAGGTATGGTATAGATACTCATCAGTGTCTGGCCTATATTCTCTAGTATCTTTGCCACTGTGGTGCCGCCTGACTTGATCAGTATGCGTTTTGTGTTTGGATCAAAGCCGCTAGCAGCAGTAAATCTTGCTCTGTAAATTCTCTTGTAGTTGTTTGTTGTAGTAGCACTTGAACCTGAAATAGTTACAGTTTCAGTTTGAATGTTAAAGTTGCTGTCCAGTCCTTGTATTTCTACTGAATCGCCGTTGAGGTCTGTGCTAGAGTTATTCTCGTTGTTTGGCTCAACAACACTCACAGTAAGCACACCGTTAGAGTCAATAGTGCTCCAAGGATAGACAGTATCGTTCTCATCCCAAATAGTGCCATTAGTGTTTTGGCTCATAGCAGGCACAGCACCGAACTTGTGTATTTCGCCAAATCCAGCAGGCAAGTTAATACTGTTGTACAGGTCGCCGCCAACAGTTCTAATTACAGGCTGCCCAACAGCATTATAATCCATAGCCTTGTGGATATTGACTTGATTAGGTTCATTTGAATGTGTATAACTAGTGCTGTTTGGTATGTGGTTAGGCATTAAGTCCAGGGTCTCCCTGCATCAAGAGTTCCGGTATTCTCGTCATCATCAGGATTATAAGCATTTGCTTCGTAAGGATTAGGAAGTCTTGTTTTGTTCCATGTGTTTGCTGCTCTATAATATGCTGCGTTTGTATCTGCTGCTGCTAAACCTTTACGTTTAGCACTAGCAATTGCACCTCTATATTCTTGACGGACTTCTTTATTGCCAGATTGATCAGCAACACAAATTACTAGATCTCCTTCAGCAATACCAGCTGCTGTAAGGGTATCACTGCCGTTATTTGTTTGATTGATCGAAGGATCACTATCAGCTCTGACATCACCGTACATTGCAGTAGTTACAGGTGAACCTTCTACAGCCTGTGCTAGTGCAGTGAGGCCATTCATTGTTGTTGATCCCATAGTGACAGTAAGATCAAACACTACGCCTGTGAGTCCTTTGCACTTAATTGTTGCCATTATTCGTAGCCCCTTGGATCTTTTACCCTAATATCTGCAGGGTGTTTCGGTCCATTTACTCCACCGCCTGCATGTGTTGTAACACTAGCTACAGGTTCTATAATTTCATTTGGTGAATTATCGTAACCGCGATTAGGATCGTTTAACATTGAAAAAATCTGTTTAAAACGGCCCTCGGGCGGTTGCTCGCAAGGAGACACAGGAACAATCTCAACTTGCTCCTGTTCTTCGTGTGCTTCTAATTTATCTAAAAGGTCTAGTACTGATCGTACAAGGTCTTTAGCTCTCATTGCATACTCCTGTATGCAATATTTAGCCCTTTTTAGCGATCAGGATGAGGAACTAATTCGTAATCGCCGTTGGATTTTTCTCTATACTTTAAAAAACCATTTGCAATAAGGTTTGCTACAGTGTTTTCTGTAGCTTGATTTTTACCATCCAGCTTACCTAAAAAATAAGCCAAGGCGCTTACACCAACAAAAATTGCAATATGAGTTAGGGTCATTGTGTTTTCCTAAACGTTGTTCTAACTGTATTTACTTTAACACAATACAAAATTATGTCAAGAAAAATTCAATAAATACCAGTGCTACAACGGAGGATTTTACAATGTCATTAAAAAAAATTGCCTTAGAGTTGGAGCTTGGACAAGAAATACTAGTTGGTAAAAACAACGAACGTGCTAAAATCACAAAAATAGAATTTCACGAGAAAACAGGAGTTGTGTCACTAAACACAACTCGTGGTCCAAGATCTGCACTTACTTTCAAACTTTCTCCACAAAAGTATTACGAGAATGTAGCAGACAAGTATCGCTGATAAATAACAGTATGAAAATTGTCGATATTACAATTCACGAAGACGATATTGAAGAATGGAAAGCAAGTAAAGATACTTGCAAGAAAACCACTCCTATAGGTGCTAGTGCTGAAGCAAGTTGTAAAGCACAGGGTCTTCGTGCTAGAGATACTAAAAAAACACAGAAAATAGGCAGGCGCAGGGTTAAGCTAGGTGGCACTAGAAGGAAAAGCACTACATATGGCGGACCTGTAAAAGATTACGGTTCAAGAGATAGATTACCAGGTGGTCGCGGAAGACTCAGATAATGAGAAGTAAAGAATTTGTATTCGAGTCTGATCTTAAACTGCTTTATCACTCTATGACTTATGAAAAGGCTGTAAGAATACTGATCAATAACGGTCTTGAAGTAAATGTAGAAGATGCAATTCCTGTTGCAAAAGATAGTTTTATAAGTTTTAGTAGATCACCTAGCAATCAATATGTTACTGAATTCTTAGACAGAGCAGTTACTTTTGAAATTAATCAAGAAAAATTAGAACAAGCACTGCAAACTAGACAAGGTAAGTCACCAGGTAGGTCCTATAAATTAGGGCCATTTACACTAGGACAAGTTTTCGACGATGAATTAGAAACTAGGTTAGACCTAGAAGGCAAACAACCTGTTATTGGTCTTAAAAAATTTGTTAGAGCAGTTCATGTATGGCCAACAGAAGCAATACAAACTGTTGCAAAATACGACGAAACAGGATATATACCTGACAGGTACAAAGACGGCACTGAACTTACAAAACAGAATTATGTAAAATACATAGATGTTGTAAGGAAACATTCACAGCCTGATTTAGAATTATTAGATCAAGTGTTAGAAATGGCAGAGAAAAGAGGCATAAGAACTCATGTGTACTTGAATAGAAAAGACTTCTTAGGAAAACGTATTCATAAAAGTCTAAGACCAAACGGTAGAACTCTAAGGCAAATTTTTAAAGCAGCATTAGCAATTGTAACAAGAGGTAGAATAAGATGAGATTCAGTGAAATTATAACCGAGGACTGGTGGAATCCTTTTACCTGGGGTAAAAAAGATACTTATCCGCAAGACGCAAGAGACGAAATGGATGCAGCAGTAGCATCTTCTACAGCAAGAGCAGCGCAAAGTTCCGGACGTGGCGACGGCGATGCCGAAGTAGCAAGGCGTAACGCACCTCCAATGCCCAAGCAACGACCAGACGTTGTAACAGCAGCTATTGCTAGAGCTGCTAAAGAGTTAGGTATAGCACCTAGCGCTCTGCGTGCTATTGTAAAAACGGAGTCTAACTTTGATTCAACCGCAGTGTCGCCAAGCGGGAATCACTACGGCGCTACACAAATACACAAGAATCACTTTCCAATGGGAGGTATGACTGCTGATGAATTTAGAGCAGCACCACTAGATGAGCAAATAGCAGTATATCCTCAGTGGGCAAAAAGCTATCGTATGCTAGAGAAGTTTCCTAACATAGGAACATATCAGCCGGCAGTACAAGCAGCTATAATGCAGGCATTTCAGTTTTCTCCAAACGGTTCTAAATGGCAGAAAGCATTTCACAATCAAAACTATGACGTGCCTGTTACAAAGAGTCAGCAAGCAGGTAAGCTAGGCACAACTAGTATACGTGATATGTACACTTATTTTGTAGGATTGGGGTTGTAGATTTCTTTAACCTAGTATATTATAAAAGCATTAACAATTTCTATTTAGGAAGCATGACAAATGCCTGACGTTCTAGTGTTAAATGCCGATGCAAGACCGCTGTCATATCTACCGTTGAGTTTGGTAGAATGGAAAGAAGCTATCACATATATGTGTTTAGATAAGTGCGCAGTTTTAGAATGGTATGATGACTGGATTGTAAGTTCCCCAAGTTGGGAAACTCGTGTGCCTGCTGTGATCATGTTAAAAGATATGTATAAGCGAAAAACACATCCTAGATTTTCAAAAAACAATGTGTACCTACGTGATATGAACACTTGCCAATACTGCGGGAATGAATTTTCAAAACATGATCTTACATTAGATCATGTATTGCCAATATCTAAAGGTGGTAAAACAAATTGGACTAATATTGTAACTGCATGTAAAAGCTGCAATGTTAAAAAAGGTAGTCGGACTGATGTCAGTCCGTTACGACGGCCGTATAGGCCAGATTATTATGAGCTAGTACACAAAAGGAAACAATTAAAATTTGAACTGCGGCAAGAAAGTTGGAAGCAGTACATATAAAAAAAGGAGCACTAGGCTCCTTTTTTATTCTTATTATCCGTATCAGTAATACTTATACCGTGATAGTCTAGTATATGTTGATAACGAGCTAGCGCTCTACGTGCTCTAGCTTCGCCTACAGCTTTCATTGCGTTGCCAACGCCTTTCCAAAATGAGTTCATTAGTTATGGTTCCATACATCTAGTGTTGTTTTATAATATTTTTGAAAAGGAGCTTCTCCCCTATTCAACATTTGCTGCCTATTCTCAAGATCATAAATGTCATGAGCATTAGCCAAATAACGTTCTTCGTCAGAACGTCTATCAAAAAGAGACTTAATAAATTTACGCATCGTTGTCAGTTCCGATTATTGTGCCATGAAAATTTACTTCCCAAGGCATTTCAAATAGGGTTAAAAATTTTTTTATTTTTTGATGTATAATTTTCATTACTTTTTAATCCTATCACGAATTCCACGAATAGCAGTATCACGTGGAATGCCATTTTGCATCAAACTACGAATTTCTCTGCCATATTCGAACGCTACATATTGGTCAAGGGCAGCGTCTCTTGCTCTTTTTTCGAAGAGCCGTCCTATGTTTAACATCTATTAAGTCCTTTTTTGTAAGTTTAGTAGTAAAATCTAGAGAAAGAAAAAGTTTTTACTAACTCTATTTACATCAACTATAACATAAAAAAGGGGCTTTAATAGCCCCTTTTCATGCAAACGATCTTTGCGTTACGTGCATAAGTTACAGTAATATTACTAATTTGCTTTGCAGTGCTTTGCGTATAGGCTACAAGTGTGGTCGTTTATCATATCCATTTTGTTGCCCATTAAGCCATTCCAACGATCTATGAGTTTTTTTACAAAGTCTACTTTTACTACAAGACCATCGGAATTTATATATTTTTCAGTACCTGCATGTTTGAAGCCCATAAACGCTGGCGGAACCATCGTAACAATATCATTATTGTTTACCCAACGATAATGCGTTTTGTCTTTCATGCTGTCTGCAAATACTGCGTCGCCTGCTCTTGGAGATCCAAAAGTATGTAGTTCAAGCGGATCTGGCAATGCGTCATCATCCCACGCTCTACTTGCCATAATAGTAATCATTGCAGCACCTAAGCTGTGTCCAGTAAACCATAAGTTTCTTTTATCCTCATTGAGAGCAATTAAATCTTCGTAAATCATCTCCCAAATGTCGTCAGCTTCACGTTTGAAGCCTTTATGTACTTTACCTACTGTTTCGCTGTCTTCTTTTCTTGCATCTAAATCTGCAAGCATATCATTAAAATTACCTGGTTCAGTACCACGGCATGCAAACACTACATCTGAATCACTTTCAAATCTATATGCTTGTGCCCCGTCTCTGTTATAATATTCAAAAGTATGAAAACCAAATTCTTTAACTAATTTTTCTGCTTCTTCCGGTTCTTGATAAACAAACTCAGATAGTTTCGCAAGAACGTGGCCTCTTCCCGAGACCCGTAGTGATTTCATGTGCATTGGGTTGCCCTCCATTCCCAAAACTATTTATGTAACAGCAGCTAAATAAATGCATGCGTAAAAAGACAAGATCCATCTTAGAAGAATTACAAAGTTATAGAAGTCAAGATCCTGACTCTATGATAGAAGCATCAGCTGCAAACATTTTAGAAAGTGTTATAAATCTTATGTCTCGTATAGACAATCAGTATGGCACCGAAGTAGGCGTAAAACTAGAAAAAAAGTTTATCAATGCTTTGAAAACAGGTGACATTGAAAAATTTAATCGCAGTCTAAAACGCACAATAAGGGAAAGCAAAAATGAAAATCCTTAATGAAGGCGGAAACATATTCAAAGATCCTGAAGGTAGAATATTAACACAGAGAATCAATAAAGCAGATGTATTACCTACTTTACAATGGCTAGAGCAAATTACAGGTTTACCACATGAAGATTTTATGTTAGGATCTACTGGACGTAAAGAAACCAGTGGAGACTTAGATGTGGCTGTAAATCAGCAAGATGTTTCAAAAGATGAACTTGTGAATAAATTAGCAGCTTGGTGTAAAAAGAATGGTAAAGATCCAAAAACATGGATTCGTAAGACAGGTATCAGTGTGCATTTTCTTACACCTATTCTTGGTGATGAGTCAAATGGCTATGTACAAACTGATTTGATGTTTGGCGATCCAGAATGGATGAAATGGAGTATGGCAGGTTCTAACGAAGGTACAGCTTATTCTGGAGCCGACAGGCAAATACTGATGAGCAGTATTGCTACTGCGCAAGGAATGAAATGGAGTTCTCAAAACGGCTTGATTGATAGAGAGTCTAATCAAGTGATATCTAAAAATCCGCAAGAAATTGCGCAACACCTAATTGGTCCAAATGCACAAGCAGATGACTTAGAAAGTGTAGAAACAATTCTTACAAAACTACGTAACCGTATAGATTACAGAGAATTAGTAGCCGATGCAGAAGCAACTTTTGCAAAAAAAGGTATCCAATTACCTGAAAGCAAAGATATAACTCGTTTGCGTGAACTAGCCGGAGCTATCTAATGAAAGTTATAGAACTATTTGAAGATGTTAAGTTTACCTTGAATGAAGGTGCAGAAGCACGTATACAACACGCAGAAGATTTAATTTTTTGGGAAGGGTCTAAAGGTGCACTTCGTGCAGTTGATGCGCTAAAAGGTTTAGAACAAGGCAGGCACAAAGATGTTACTATCAAGTGGGACGGATCGCCGGCTATAATTTTTGGACGCAATGAAAACGGTGATTTTGTTTTAACAGATAAAAGTGGCTTTGCAGCTAAAGGTTACGACGGTAAGCCCACAAGCGCTGCCGCAGTAAATGCAATGTTTAGTAGACGTAACCCAAATAACGCAGAAGCACAAAAAATATTTGCAAGTAAGATGTCTGCTCTTTATAACCTTTATGAAAAAAGTTTTCCTCAGCATGTAATAGGATATTTAAAAGGTGACCTACTGTATTTTGATACTCCACCTCAACAAAATGGTAACTTTGTATTCACGCCTAATATTGTTACCTACTCTATTGATGCATCGAGTGAAATAGGAAAAAACATAGCAGCTAGTAAAAGTGGAGTAGTGGTGCACAGGTTTATGACACCCGACGGTAAAGATTCTACGGTGCCTCAAAGTATACTCAATCAAATGAATACAGGTGAAGTACTGTATTTTCCTCCTGTAACTGTTGAACGTGCACCTAATGTCAACGACAGTCATGTAAATGATGCAAATAGTGGTATTACACAATATGGTGCACAAATCGACGATATGTTGAATACCGAACGATTAACAAGATTAAAGATGAAAGACCTGCCTATGATTTTCTATACCTATCTTAATAGAAAAGTAGACAGCGGTCTTACAAATCTAGGATCTGATTTTGTAAATTGGCTAGGAACTAGCAAAGTGTCACCTGCTAAACAGCAGCGTATTCAACAGTATATTACTGAGCATCAAAGTGCGTTTAGTGGTATGTGGAAAATTGTAGATCAAATTATGCAAATTAAAAATGATATAATCAAGCAGTTTGACTCACATAATACAGCTATTAAAGCGACAATTGGTGATGCTTCAGGCGGCGAAGGATATGTGTTAGATCATAGTCAAGGTGCTATAAAATTAGTTGATAGATCGGGTTTCACTGCTGCTAATAGGCAAGTGCAAAGAGAAGCAAAGAGCATTGAGCTAAATCAAATCCAAAAGCTGAGCGGCATAAAATGATGGAGTTCATTAAAGAAATACACGAAGCACGAATGGTGCGAAATGAAAGTGATCAAAAATCACTTACATATTCCGACTGCTGTGAAAAATTGTTTTTGACTGTATGTATTATTGAAGTAATGCGATACGATAATGAAAATGATAATTTTCTTAATAGGTATTTAGATAAAACTTTAGACTACAACGGTTATAAAATGTTTAAAATTGCAAATACTGACCTTTACAATTTCATATATTTTGTAACTGGCGATAACGCAGCAATGGATAAGTTGAAAGATCCAGGTGCAGCTAAAAAAGTTAGACGTAATACACATTTACCTATCGCAACACTTGCTGGACATCTAACACAAATTAAAAATAATCCAAGAGATCCTAAAATAAATTCATACAGTTTATTTTATGAACTACAAAAAAGTCTTGCGGCACAGATATCAGATTATAGTTTTATACGTAGATTACTAGCAAACTATACAAAAATTTCTGTGCAACAGCGCAAAGAAGTAGTAACCAAACTTTTATTTGCTGCTCGAGCAAAACTACGCTCTAGTGATATTATAGATGACTTTTCTCGATGGGTAGGCAAAAATCGTTTAGAAGTAAGTTCTGTAAGGGATACAGAAATTGAAATAAGCCAAGCTGACTTTGATGCAGGATCTACTAAAGATATGGCATACTACAGAATGCTTGTAGGCAGCGACAACATGGTATTAGCTCACAAATTTGTTGAACGTTCATTCAAAAACACTAATTCTCCACTGAATTATATACAAAGTTATTTGCCTATTATTAAGATGATTCATGACTTTATTCAAGCGGGACCAACAGCTATACAGCAGCTTAAAGTTCTACACAGTAGAATTAAAAAATCTAACAAATAAATTAGTCAAAACCAGTTTTTTTTATTATCTTGCTAAATACTATTAACAAGATCATTCCGGTCTTGAAACATTTTAGGAGATAAAAAATGGCTGTAACATTTGACGTAACCCCAGCTAACGGTGGTACCCATGCGGTAAACTCACTGATTTCAACAAACCAGGTACAAAGCTTCCTGCTAACTGTTCGTTCTACATCTAACGGCGACAACACAGCAGTTGACCTACGTGCTGTAGACGCTGCTTATGGTTCTGTATATGATACTATTCTAAGAGAACTTAACCCACTACTAGTGTTTGGTGCAAACGCTGGTACTGGTGTTGTACACCTAATTATGGATGCAAGCCACTCAGACGCAGCTTCTATTGCTGCACGAGTTGGTGCGCTAGATGGTTGTGGTACAGACACAGCTTGTACACTAGGAACAAGCATCACTGTAGCATAATAAGCTTATTTGTGTTGAATAAAAAAGCGTCACTTTTACAGTGGCGCTTTTTTTATGACTTAAATAGTTGATGCGCTTTCAAGTAAAAACCCTTGTTGACATTACTGACACAGGTATCCGTCGACGACATAATAAAGAATCTTTTCAACAAGATAACTGCGACACAGTAATTCAAACCATTGGACTTAGAGCTAATCCTGAAAACATTCATTTTTTGATAAAAGACGAAGATTGTGATACGCAATTTGGATCGAGATACAAAGGCACACAGAAAGTTTGGGTAATTGAATTTGAACCTAACATACCTGATTCTATTACATTAGACATGTTAATTAATGACTTTGATCTAGTGCCTTTTTTAATAGATCTAGACGAAACTGTGGAATTTGCTATTCCTTGCTTTTACACCCAAGACAATGAACTACAGAATATTCTTTTTCTAAATGTAGCATAAATATATTATCATTAGGAATATCAATGAGCACTACAAGTTTAGAAAAAGAAAATTTAGAAGCGCATGTAGACTTATGTGCTCAACGCTACGAGTTTTTAGAAAGTAGACTAGAGCAGGTAGAGGAGAGTGTAACAAAAGTGCATGAATTGATTCAATCACAAAATGAAGTTATACAGCGTAATAATAAAACTGTGATTGGCACTATTATTACAGCCTCTGGCACTATAATGGCAGGATTGTTATCTACTATAGTTGTGCTAATATTTCAGTTAGGATAAGCAAATGCAAGAAGCAAAACAAATTTGGGGACGAAAAGGTCAAACTTTAGTACGTAAATATAGATGTAGTGGTGGAAAGCGACACGGACGCATTGTTTCTTCTCCCACAGCATGCCATGCTGCTCCTAACGTGGCACGAAGTGCACGAATGAAAGTTACTAGAGCAAGACTAGGCAAGGTAATGGCAAGACGAGCAAAGCGCACAAAACGCATTAATCCAGCAAGTAAAAGATTAGCACAAGGGTTGAATAAAAGAAGATGAAAGTTATAGATCTATTAAAAGAGCAAGAAGATGTGCTACAAGAGCAAGACCCTGTACTAGCAGCAAACACAGCTTTGCAGCAGGCGAGGGAGGCAGTGCGAGTCAAGCGTGATGAAATACGTAAAGCACAAACAGAAGAATTGCCAGAACTGCAACGCCAAGAAAGAAAGGCTGCACAGGCAGTGATAGCAGCACAAAATTCAAAAGCTGTTCAGCCGGCACAAACAACACCTACCACTGCGCCGACAGCACAAACTATGCCTACTGCTACTACACCAACCACAGGCGTAGCCACATGAAGATCAACGAACTAATCCTTAGTTACGAGATTCAACGATCAAACGAAGAACAAGATCTATTGAATAAACTTGGATTGCCAGTTCCTATCGACAGTTTGACAGAACGTGAAGAAGTCATATTTAACACTCTAGAACGTAAAAATCTAGTAAATAAAATAAAAGAAGACGGACATATACTGGTAAAGCGAAATGAATACTGTCATACCCCATTTAAAAGAGCTCCTGAATAGCGTAGATGTTTCCAATATTCCTTATCAAAAAGGAAATAACATCTACATAGGACGTTCTTGCGTAAGAAAAGTCAAATATGGGTATAAAACTTTTTATAACAAAAAATTTGTAGCTGAGACATTTTCAAAAGTAGCAGCAATTACTTTAGCAAAGTTATCTAATACTCACGAGGACAAACTTTTCCAAATAAAAAAATTAGATAATATTATACATAAGAATTTTAATGACTGCTTGTTTTATAAAAACGCAAGCAAGAAATCAAAAGATTCACTAGCACAATCTGTGCTTGATGTAAGAATAGATGTAAGTACTGCAAAAATTGATAATGCAGTATCTGAACTGTTAGATATTTTACATACAAATTGATAAATATACTAAACAATTGGAAGCAGCACCATGAACATAAAAGATATGAATAAAAAGCCAACTTTAACAAATTTAAAAGACAATCTTGTTGAAAGATTTAATATTGATGTTGAGTTAGACGAGTATTCTTTGAATCAACTACTAGCAATGCAGTCTACTCTACAAGAAAAAGTAAGTAAACTTGTAGAAGGAAATAATTTTGATTATACACAGTCAGATGTATATCAAAAGAATCAACTGTTTTTAGAAATACTCGAAGCTGAGATAATAGATCGCAAAGCTTTAATAGAAGGCGCTGAAGACAGAGCTGGTATAGTAATGGCATCTAGAGACATGGTAAACAAAGTTACTAACTGGATGGAAGACACAGCAGAAGCACAGAGTAAAGCTATGCTAGAACTAGCTGACGACATCCGTGATGAAATGGGAGCCGACACAGCACAACAATACCAAGACGTTGTAAAACCTGCACTAGAAAGTTTATATGCTGCAATGGAACAATCTAGAGAACAGCTAGTTGCAAGTGTTGGTATACTTACAGGCGAAGGCGGCCCAGTAGAGCCAATGGGCGCACCTGATATGGACATGGGTGCTGACATAGAAGGCCCAGGTGATGAAGATATACCTACAGACGATGAGTTTGGTGCTGCTGCTGCCGCAGCCGGTGGGGATGAGCCAGCAGACCGCACACGTAGAGAATCAGTTGATCTTTCACGTAGACTTGGCACTATAATGAGCGAAGGCTACGGCAAAAAGAAGAAGAAAAAAGCATATGAAGGTTACGGAAATCCTGACCCATATGGCCTTAGACCAATTATAAAAAAAGCTCAAAGTCAACCTGCAATGAGAGCAAAAATGTTATACATGCTTGAAATGATGTTGAAAAAGCACCCAGAAGCTGAGAAACAAATTAACCTTGCAATTAAGGCTATAACAGATATGGGTATCAGCGGAAAGCAGTTCAAATAATGCGCTTTGCAGAAATCCTGCGAGAAAATACAGATCTACTCTATCAAATTCTTGTGACTGTGCAAGGCAACGCCGATGCTGATGAAAAACCTGTGTATCTTCACTTTGATGGAATTAAAAATCCTAAGCCTAATGTGATAAATTTAGATTTAAATCGTTTAATGACGAATGCAGGAGCGCAACAGTTTACTTTTGATACATTTAACAACGCATACGATCAAGACAACCGAATTCAAAAAATTGTTAAACAATTTGATAAGGACGGAATAGAATTGAAAACAGATCAGCAAATGACTTTGCCTGCTGATCAAGAAAAGCGCATGCAGGATTATGATGCAAAAGATGATCCAGCAGCAGCACAAGCAGCAGCTAAACAACTAGAAGACTAATTTTAGTTGACTTTTAATTATTTTACCGTATAATAGAATTATGACTGAACGTAACCACGACGATATTGTAGCAGAGATTAAACTTCTTATTGAAGAAAAAGTCAAGCCGGCAGTTGCTGGCCACGGAGGCAATATTGAATTTTTAGAATTCAATGATGGTAGACTTTTGCTAGAGCTAGGCGGTGCATGTAGCGGATGTGCTGGCAGCACTATGACTCTTAAAATGGGCATTGAAAATATGTTAATGCATTATATCCCAGAAATTAAAGAAGTAGATGCACAAGACGATCCTAATAGTAATGTTGATCCATTTTATTCTAGTATGGATTTTTATAATTGGGACGAAGACGAAATAGATGACACTAATAAAGAACAAGTTTGATTATAAAGCAATAGATAGAACCAGTGTAAACGGGCAAAGAAAATACTTAACACCAGATGGTAATGCAGTAGCAAGTGTAACAACAATTTTAGATGCTACAAAAGACAAAACTCATTTAATCGCTTGGCGTAAAAGAGTCGGTGAAGCAAAAGCTAGAGAAATTACTACTGAAGCAGCAGGCGTAGGTACTCGAATGCACAAGTATTTAGAGGACTATGTGGAGCATGGCGAATGGCCTAGCCCTGGCAGCAATCCTTATGCGCAGCAAGCATTCTCAATGGCAACAGAAATTAAAATGAATGCTTTGACTGATGTAGATGAAATATGGGGCTCAGAAGTAGCACTGTATGTTCCTAATCTGTATGCTGGCACAACTGACCTTGTGGGTACTTACAAAGGCCAGCCCTCGATTATGGACTTTAAACAGACAAACAAGCCTAAGAAAGTAGAATGGGTTGAAGACTACTTTTTACAATTAACTGCTTATGCAATTGCACACAATGAAATTTATGGCACTGATATAAAAGAAGGACATATTTTTATGTGCTCGCGAGCAGGAGAATACCAACAGTTTGATATTTGGCCAGATGAGTTTGAAGAATGGAAAAATGCTTGGTGGGACAGAGTATACCGATTCTATGAGCTAAACACTGCATAAAATACTGATCCGCTAAATAGTATGTCATATATAGGGAGAATGATATGGCATATAAAGCTATTAAATATTTTGTGGCTTTGTGTTTTGTATGTGCAGCATCAGTAGCTCATGCACAGACAGATCCAATAGTTACAGAGTCGACAACCGAAAGTACGGTTACAACCACTACAACATCAGATACTACCATTACATCACCGCCGCCTAGTGCTATTTCGCCTGCAATAAGTGCATCGAATAGCGATTTATGCACAGTAGGTGTGTCGGGCGCTGTGCAGACGCAGATATTAGGACTATCAGCTGGCAGCACTGTGCGTGACATGAATTGTGAAAGATTAAAACTATCTAAAACACTTTATGACATGGGCATGAAGGTAGCTGCTGTATCAGCGCTTTGTCAAGATGAAAGAGTATTCCAAGCAATGTGGTATGCCGGAACTCCTTGTCCGATTGATGGAAAAATAGGTGAAGATGCAAGAAACTTGTGGATTGATATAGACGAACCAAATGCTATCGTGTTTGATAAGGAAGAACCTAATGCTAAGAGAAATCCTGAGTCAGGTGAAATCATTATACTTGGTTTCCTTGCTTTTCTCACTTTTAGTTTCCTCGGCGGCTAATAGTCAATCATCTGAGACAGAGAATCTTCTTACAGGAACTTGGAGTGGGTCTTATACAGCTTGCACTCCGGGCGTTGACTGCTGGGCAGGCACTAGTGGCGGCAGCGTGCCTAACTATGGCGGAGGCACATTTTATTGGGGCTGGGGAGGCGGAGTGGTTAGGCAAACTATAGCAATAAATCAAGCCCTGCAAGAAGCAGGAATACAAGTAGACGGATATAGATATTCATGGACCATTAAAAACGGTAACGCTAATCTTTTTGGTGATCAGCCTGGCACTGATCCATTTTACATTACAGTTAGCATCTATAACGCTGACGGTAGTTTATATAAACAATACACATACAACTATAGTGGTTCATACGATTGGACAACGTTTTCGGGATCAACATATTTTGGCGATCCTTTTCTTGAACCTGCTTTCTTTGGAAACTTAGTAGTATCTGCTTTTGGCGACGATACAGGCAATTGGGCAGGATATTACGGCCCAGAATTTGCAACTGGAGCATCTTCATTAAACCTAATATATTCTGCAAATCCTTGTTATACAGATCCACTTGCCGATCCTTCGTGTCCTGGCTATGCTGAAGCTTTTGCTGAACAGCTTTTTACAACACAATGCACAGCGAATCCTCTGTATGATATGTCATGTCCGGGTTACCAAGATGCATACTTTAACAGCATGTGTAATGCAGATCCACAATATTCACCGTTGTGTCCAAATTATACTCCGCAACAAGAATCTTCAACAACAGTTGTAGTTGCAGCTTTACCTGTACAAAATACAATGCCTGATCCTATAGTTGTTATAGAAGCAACCGTAGAAGAGTCAACCGATAACGAATCAGAAATGACTGAAGAATTAGATGAAGAAGGTAATGATTCAAAAAGAGAAAAAGTAAAAGAATTAGTAAAGGACAAACTCAAAAGTCTCGCTGAAGATTTAGCAGCGGCAGCAGATGCAGAAGCACAAATGGCTTTGCAAGCACAAATACTTGCACTTATGAGTTATGTCCCAGGGTTTAGTGCATATAACGCAACAGTTCCAGATGGCTTGTTATATGTATCAGAAAACCCGTATGAAGATTTGTATGTTCCTGACAGTAGGCAGGGCTTACGAAATGGTCTAGCACAAGAGCTAAAGCATAGGGAGATGGTGCAAAGCCAATATAATTGATATAATAAAGGAGAGGGTATGTATCAATATAGAGCAAAAATTTTAAAAGTAGTTGACGGCGACACAGTTGACGTTGATATTGATCTAGGTTTTGGCGTATGTCTAACGGACGAACGAGTTCGAATTATGGGAATAGACACTCCTGAATCAAGAACTAGAGATTTAACAGAAAAAGCATTTGGATTAGCAAGTAAAGAACGGTTGAAAGAATTATTACCTGAAGGTTCTTATCAAGTCTTAAAAACCGAAGTAGCAAAAAACGGCGAAGATATGAAAGGCAAGTTTGGACGTATTCTTGGTGATTTTTTAATTGGCGAAAAACGTGTAACTGCTTATATGATTGAAGAAGGTCATGCAGTACCTTATCATGGTCAAAGCAAAGATGACGTACAAGAACAACACATGAAAAACAGAGAAAGACTACTTGCAGAAGGTAAAGTAGTCCTAGATTAAGGAGATAAAAACGTGGCTGACAAAGATTTAGGAGAAGGCCTCGAACAACTAGAAGATAGTATCGAGAATTTAAAAAATAAAGAATTTAAAATACTTGGTATTAAAGTAACAGCAGTTACAGCAGGGGCAGCATTTGCCCTTGCTTCTAGCGTAGTAGGTGGTTTATATGGCGCTTTTACAGTATATAATGATTACATGGATATGAAAGAAATGATCCAATCGTATGTAGCACCAGACCTGTCGGGAATAGAGCAACAGATGAGTGTGCTTGCAGAACAAATGGATGCTACTGAAGACGCTGTAATGCAAGCTACAGATTATGCAAGAGACATACGTAATGATCTAAAAGATGATGTAGGCAGAGTGGAAGATCTAGTAGATAGAATTGAAAATCGTGTAAATGCTTCCGAAGCAGATGTGCGAGAAATGATTGATATTGCAGATCAAAGATTTGATACTAAGCGAGATCAATTATATGCAGATACAGATAGAAAAATCAATGAGCTCGAAAATCGCTTAAACTCTAAACTACAATTAGCTTTGGATAACCCTTTAGCAAACTAGGAAAAGCTGATAAATAGCTTATATAGGTGAGGTAATCTAATGGCTGTTGTTCAGATCAGTAAAATACAAGTAAGACGTGGTAAAAAGAATTCAGGTTCAGGTTTACCACAATTAGCAAGTGGTGAGCTAGGTTGGGCTGTAGATACTCAAGAGCTTTTTATAGGTAATGGTTCTGTTAGTGAAGGTGCGCCAGCTGTTGGTAACACACAGATATTAACAAATGAGTCAAATATCTTTCAATTAGCAAATGAGTATTCATACAATTCAGATCTAGGCTATATTAGAACAGGCGTAACGGACAATACCAAACGCACGTTGCAAAATAAATTAGATGATTTTGCTTCTGCTGCTGATTTTGGTATGACTGGCACAAGCACACAAGATGTAACAACATTGTTACAGAACGCAGTTGACCAATTATATCTAAACACGTCTACTAAAGGCACGGAAAAGAGCAGAGTTGTGTTATATTTTCCTGCAGGTGTGTACACTATCACTAATACTGTATACTTACCACCCCATGTTAATATAGTAGGTGAGGGTATAGACAACACTGTTATTAGAAACACAGGATCTCAAACTGTTTGTTTTGTTACAGTAAACGAAGACAGCACCCCTGGATCACCAGCTGCACACAGTACCAGCACTACAGCAAATCAAAGCAGTCATTTGTTATTCCGTAATTGTAATTTAGAAACTACGCAAAATAATACAATTTTACAAATGGATAGCTGTAAAGATAGCATATTTGAAAATGTAAAGTTTAAAGGTGCATGGTCATCAACAGACGGTATTACATCTGCCAATAGTGGAATTGTTCTAAACAATTTGAGTGCCAGTGTAAAAAGCACTAACAACAGATTTGTTAATTGTAAATTTGATCACTTGTCTTATGCTGTATACAGCGATTGGGATACTGAATTTAATCTTTGGGAAAGTTGTAATTTTTACGACTTAGGCGTTGGACTAGGATTCGGTGTAGGAGTTTCAACTTTAGATTCGTCCTCGTCAAGTGGTATTAGAACAGGAGCAATACAAAACAAAGTTGAAAATTCTACATTTAAGGACGTAAGTCAGCAGGCAATTTATTTTAAGTTTGGTTACGATAATGTGAGCCAAGAAAACACGTTTGAATTTGTAGGAAATAACCACGGCGCTGATTATGAAGCAGCACATCCTGTTTTGCGATTTGATATTGCAGGTAATGCAAGCATAAATGATTACTTTTCTAGATCAAAAATTCTCAGTGATAACACCTACGTAGGTTACCCGTACATAAATGAGATTCAAGGTAGTGTGAATCATACCAGCAGGTATTATATAGAACGACAAATAGGATCAAGTAGTACCTATGTAACAAGACTTAGACTTCCTGCAGATACAGGTGTTGAAGCACAGCAGTTTAAAATTCGCTATCATCTAAACAGTTTAGACTTTAGTGCCACTAGATCGGGTGAACTTCGTGTTACTTGTAATGGAGTATCTAATACTGTAAGGATAAGTGACAGTTACGACTACGAAGGTGATGCAAACAAAGAATTAGATTTCTTGTTTAATGCAACACTTACAGATGTTAACGGTGATAGCTCAGACGAAACAATTTTACTAGGCGTAAAAAACGATCTATTAGGAAGTTGTAAGTTTAGATATTCTGTAGAATTGATAAAATAATTTCACAAAACCCATTAAGCAGTGTTATAACACTACGCCAATTCGAGATACATATTATACCAACAAAATAATATTGACTTTTGGCGGAATACCTACTATAATAATAAAAATTTGGAGCAGTTATGAATCGAGATATAATGATTGTCAAGCGTGATGGTTCTCGAGAACCACTCGACATCGACAAAATTCACTTCGTTGTAGAAGAAGCATGTAATGGACTAGCTGGTGTCAGTAGTAGTCAAATTGAAATGAATGCAAACATACAATTCTATAACGGTATGTCGACTGGAGAGATACAAGAAGTACTTGTACGAAGCGCTAGCGATCTTATAAATCTTGAAACTCCAAACTATCAATATGCAGCAGCACGACTACTATCTTACGGCTTGTACAAGCAAGTGTTTGGCGGATACCAAACTATTACACTAAGTCAAATCATTGAGAAAAATATTTTCCGTGGTGTATACGATCGCGAAATTTTGTCAATGTACAGTCAAGAAGAGATTGATAAATTAGATTCTTATATCCATCACAAACGTGATGAAAACTTTACATATGCAGGACTAAGACAAGTAGTTGATAAGTACCTAGTACAGGATCGATCCTCTGGGGAAATTTTTGAAACGCCACAGTTTATGTACATGATGATTGCAGCAACACTATTTGCTGATTATCCTAAAGCAGAGCGCTTACAATATGTAAAGAAGTACTATGATGCAATTTCTCTATTCAAAGTTAACATTCCTACACCCGTTATGGCAGGGGTTAGAACGCCAATACGTCAATTTGCTAGCTGTGTGCTTGTGGATAGTGATGACACTCTCAACAGCATTTTCTCTAGTGATATGGCTATTGGCCGCTATACCGCTCAACGTGCTGGTATCGGGATTAATGCTGGTAGAATTCGTGGAGTCAACAGTAAAATCCGCGGCGGCGAAGTTGCGCACACTGGGGTGGTTCCGTTCTTAAAAAAGTTTGAATCTACTGTACGATGTTGTACACAGAACGGAGTACGAGGAGGTAGTGCTACTGTTCATTTCCCGTTGTGGCATCAAGAGATTGAAGATATACTTGTGTTGAAAAACAACAAAGGCACAGAAGACAGTCGTGTAAGAAAATTGGACTATAGTATACAACTCAACAGGACAATGTACACTAGGCTGCTGAACGGAGAAGATATTACATTATTTTCACCACATGATGTTCCAGGGCTCTACGAAGCTTACTTTGGCGATCCTGACGAGTTTGAAGAACTTTATCAGCAATACGAGAACAGTCGTTCTATTCCGAAAAAGCGTGTTCCTGCAATGGAACTGTTTAGTGAGTTAATTAAGGAACGAGCTGAGACCGGACGTATCTACATTATGAATGTAGATCACGCAAACACACATAGTTCTTTTAAAGACAAAGTTTATATGAGTAACTTATGTCAAGAGATTACATTGCCTACGACACCTTTAGATCATATCGATGATAAAGATGGCGAAATTGCACTTTGTATTTTAAGCGCTATAAACGTTGGGCTTATCAAAGAACTAGACGATCTTGAAGATCTTTGCGATCTTGCAGTAAGAGCTTTGGAGCAGATTATTGATTACCAAAAGTACCCAGTACAAGCAGCAGAAATTTCCACTAAAGCACGTCGCTCACTAGGTATTGGTTATGTAGGGCTTGCCCACTTCCTTGCAAAAAATAAAGTTAGTTATGAAGATAATGAAGCAGCAGTGCTTGTACACAAACTTACCGAAAGTTTCCAGTACTATCTGCTTAAGGCATCAAACAAACTTGCACAAGAACGTGGCCAGTGTGAATATTTCGAACGCACAAAATATGCAGATAACGTGCTTCCGATTGATACTTACAAACAAGACGTCGACGAAGCAATCGGCGGCGTAGATCTACGACACGATTGGGATGCACTACGTGAAGATATTGCAACATGGGGATTGCGGCATTCTACACTGAGTGCTCAAATGCCAAGTGAAAGTTCAAGTGTAGTGTGTAATGCAACAAATGGCATCGAACCGCCACGTGGATATTTAAGCGTTAAGAAAAGTAAAAAAGGGCCATTAAAGCAAATTGTGCCACAGTATCAATCACTAAAGCAACACTATACTTTGCTTTGGGATATGAAAGGTAACGAGGGTTACATAAAGATTGTTGCTGCTATGCAGAAGTTTTTTGATCAAGCAATTTCTGCAAATTGGAGTTATAATCCAATACAGTATCAGGACAATGAAGTACCAATGAGTGTAATGATGCAAGACTTGTTAACTACCTACAAGCTAGGTTGGAAGACAAGCTACTATCAAAACACTTATGATTACAAAGTTGATCCGTCTGAGATTACAGATGAAGAACCGAAAGTCGAAGAAAATATAATTTTAGAAGATCTTCCAGAGGAAGACGAAATGTGTGAGGCATGCGCAATATGAGTAAAACCGTTTTTAATCAAGAGAAAGTTGATTTCACAAAACAAAATATGTTTTTTGGAGCTGAACAAAATACCCAGCGCTATGATGTATTTAAGTTTCCTGTGTTTGATAAACTTAACCAAACTATGCTTGGTTATTTTTGGAGACCTGAAGAAGTCAGTTTGCAAAAAGATCGAGCAGACTATGCAAACTTTAGGCCAGAGCAAAAACATATTTTTACAGCTAACCTAAAGTATCAAACTCTGCTAGATAGTGTACAAGGTCGCGGACCATGTCTTAGCTTCTTGCCTCATGTTAGTATTCCTGAGCTAGAAGGCTGTATTGTGACTTGGGACTTTTTTGAAACTATTCACAGTCGCTCGTACACGCACATTATGAAAAATATCTACAGCGATCCAAGTGAAGTGCTAGACACAATCCTCGAAGATGATAAAATTATTGAACGTGCAGTATCAGTTACCAAAAACTACGATGCATTTAATGAAGCAAGTGATAATTGGTTCCATCACAAGAAAGGGTCTATGCATGAAGTTAAGAAAAAACTTTACTTGGCAATGATGAATGTAAACATCTTAGAAGGTTTGCGTTTCTATGTGTCTTTCGCATGTACTTTTGGTTTTGGTGAATTAAAGCTCATGGAAGGAAGTGCTAAGATTATTAGTCTTATTGCACGGGATGAGGCCCAGCACCTTGCATTAACTACGCATATTTTAAAACTTTGGGCTCAAGGCAAAGATGATCCAGAAATGGTAGACATCGCGAAAGAGTGCGAAGAAGAAGTTTATGATATGTGGCGAGAATGTGTAGACGAGGAAAAAGCATGGGCAACCTATTTGTTTAAGGACGGCTCAATGATCGGTCTTAATCAAACGCTGTTACATCAGTATGTAGAATACATTGCTAATCGCAGACTCAAGGCACTTGGATACAATGCAATTTTCGATGCACCAGTTAACACAAATCCGCTACCGTGGACACAGCATTGGTTAAGCTCAAACACACTACAAGTAGCGCCGCAGGAGACAGAAGTAGAATCATATATTGTAGGCGGTATTAAACAAGACGTAAATAATGACATGTTAAAAGGATTTAAATTATAATGTTAATCGAAACACCATACAAAACTGGTGACACTGTATCATTAAAGCTCACCGGTGGTGAAGAAGTAGTTGGCAGATTCGATAGTGAAAATGCAGATGGTGTGACACTATCAAAGCCAATGATGCTAATCATGCAAGGACAAGGCTTAGGTCTAGGTCCGTTTATGTTTAGCGCTAGTCATGATAGTAAATTTACTTTGAAAAGCAGTGCCATTACCTGTATTGTAAAAACTGAGAAAGATTTAGCAAAACAGTATGTAAGCTCTACAACTGGCATTGCCTTGCCGTAGAAAGGACAAAATATGAACATTGTAATATGGAGTAGAGACCATTGTGGATATTGCGAATCTGCAAAAAAATTATTGCAGTCAAAAGATATATTGTATACTGAAAACAAAATAGGAAAAACACACACCCGGGAGCAG